TCGGTTGGAGGTTGAGCGGATAACTGGGGGGAACGAGGATGAGAAAGGCGATGGGGTGGACATTGGTTGAGTTATTGATCGTCGTAGCGATCATCGGGATATTGGTTGCAATGTTGATTTCGGCGTTAGGCGGTGTACGCCGGTCGGTGGATCGTGCGCGGTGTTTGAATGGTCAACGGGTGTGGCGGATTAACACTGAGATGCAGGAGTTGACGGTGGCGGACAGGACGAGGTTAAAGAAGTGTTGGGAATGTCATCCGAGCATACCGTGACGAGGTACGACATTTTACCGGAGGAGTGTGAGGAGGAGTGTCTGGTTTGGTTTTGGTGATGACGACATACGTTAAATGTGGGGACGATGGACGGTGGCGGATCTGGGTACGGTCGGCGGCGGGAGAGTCGCCTGCCGGTACCCGATTGAACCGGGGCGGGTTGTTTCCGTATGAGACGATTTGCGACCACCGAGACCACGCTGAAGCGACTTTACAGGCGGGCCGGTTGCAGGAGTACATCGATGACCGAGACCGCGTCCTGCTGGCAAATCGGAAGAAGAAACAGCGATGGAATTAAAAATGACAACGGCGGAGTATTATGACGAGTTCTCCGAGTTATGGGGGCGCGAGTATGGCCCGTTGATGCAGACGGCATTATTTGCGAAAGAACCGAAAGACTTCGCCAGTGTGGTGATGGGGCGCGGGATTATTTTACCGGGTCACAGTGTGTTGGATGTGGGGTGTGGGTTGGGCGGAGTGATGAGCGGGTTGATGGCCAACGGTGTGGAGGATGTGACGGGTGTGACGATTAGCAAGCGTCAGGTCGAGTTGGCGGAGTTGAGTTTGGAGTTGGCGGATTTCATGGAGTGGGAGGATCGTGGGAGGCGATTTGATCGGTTGATCTTTTGTGAGAGCTTCGGATATTTCGAGGAACCGGGGAGGTTGATTGAGAAGTGTGTGGGGTTGTTGAATCCGGGGGGGATGATCTATGTGAAAGACTTGTGTGCGGTGAACGATCCTGACTTGTTACAGCAGTACGGATTGGCGCAGATGGGCAAGTTGTGGGGTGGTTACAGGACGTACAGTGTGGTGGAGATGGCTTGGATGTGGGGTTTGGGCGGCATGCGGCGGGTTGGTGGTGCGGACAATTTGTGGCGGGAAACCGACATCAACCAGTTCATGGCGTTTGTGCGGGGCGAAGGCGCATTTGCGGCGGCGCACCGGGAAAAGTTGGCGGAGTTCGGGATGGGACAACAACCGGTTTGGGAGGAGTTGGGGCGGCAACTGCAAACCACCCAGCTACCGGTGAAAGCGTCTGACTTTCTATGTGCGATGTGATTGACCGGTTGGAACAGCAATGCGTAGACATCGTTTTGGAGAATCATCCAGGCGACAGTTGGGTTTATACGAACGACAAGTATTCGTTCCTCGATGGTATGTTTGTGCGTGGGGGCGTAATTAAAGCGGTGGCGGAGATTAAGAGTCGGGAGTGTCCGTTGGGTTTCCATCCGAAAGAGATGGTGGGGTGGAACAAGATGGAAGCCGGGCGGTGGGCGAGTAAATCTTTCCGGTGTCCGTTTTATTTATTTTCGTACCACCCGAAGAGTGAGGTGGTGGCGGGGTACAAGATTACGAATGAGATGGGAGATTTTATTAGAAAGTTTGAGGTGAGTGATTATGGGCAAAACAAAAACAAAGACGAGCGCGAAACCAAGACCATCAGAAAAACCTGTTGGGTCGAAAACCAAGAGCCGAGTCTCCTCAAGAGACGCGGATTGCGATGTATTTACTGAGAAGTATTTTGGGTTAAAACTTTACGACTGGCAGAAGAAAGTTCTGCTTGATCTGAGCAAACCCGGTGCGCGGGTGGCGTTGAAAGCGGCGAACGGTAGTGGCAAGACTGCGATGATAGCGGCCCCAGCGGCGTTGTGGTATGCGCTCATCTATCCGGGGAGTATTGTCATCACTACGTCAGGCGTTTACCGCCAGGTCAAAGAACAGCTTTGGCCCCAGATCCGGGCACTCGCCAGTAAAGTTGCTGGACTCGGTATGCAGATCAACCAGACCGACCTGACGATGGACAATGGGTCGAGAATATTGGGGTTTGCGACTGATCAACCCGGTAGGTTTGAAGGCTTTCACGGCAATGTTTTCATAATCCTGGACGAGTGTAAGTCGATTCAGGAGGATTTATTTGAGGCGGTGGCCCGGATTCAGCCAAATCGCATCCTAGCGATGAGTTCGCCTGGCGGAACCACGGGCAAATTCTATAAGATTTTCTCAAAAGAACAGAAATGGTGGGAGCTTCACACGGTGACCGCGTTCGAGTGTCCGCATATCAAGCAGGCATGGATTGACGAGCAGATCGAGATGTGGGGCCGCGAGCATCCGTTGATACAATCGATGATCTTCGGTCAGTTCCAGGAGACGAGCGGCGAAGGTTTGGTGATACCGTGGGAATCTTTGATGCAATGTCTGGACAATCCTCCTACGAAAGACGGCCATGAAGTGACGGCGGCCTGCGATTTTGCGGCTGCCGGGGATGAGAGTGTGTTTTGTATGCGGGTCGGGAACAAAGTCACCAAATTGACGGCCTGGCGTGAGGCGAACACGATGGCCGGTTGTGCGAGGTTTGCGTTGGAGTTCGAGAAAGCCGGGTTGAAGCCTGAGCAGATATTCGGGGATGCGGGTGGGTTAGGATTACCGATGTGCCATCAGTTGGGTGAGATGGGTTGGCCGATCCACCAGGTGAACCTGGGCGGTCGGGCGCAGGAACCGGATCGGTACCAGAACCGGGGAACGGAGATGTGGTTCCGCGCAGCCCGCCAGATCGACCGTATGGAGGCCATACTGCCCGATGACGAGATTCTTCACAGTCAGTTGACTACTCGGCGGGTCGGGACATCAAAGACCGGCAAACTCAATCTGGAGAGCAAGAAAGAGATGAAGGCGCGTGGGTTCAGTTCGCCTGACCGGGGTGATGCGTTGGTGATGTGTTTGGCGAGTGTCAGCGATCACCCGGCCTGGGCGCGAATGAATCAACCGGACTTGAATGAAATGCTGGCAGCGGGTATGACTGACTGGAGTGGCGATGCGAAGCTACGAGAATCGATGGGGTTGAATACGGGATGAGTGCATTGGGAATAATACGAGCGATTTTGGAGTTGGTAAAAGAACTGTTTGGTTATGGAAAAAAAGTCGAAAAGAAAAAACTGGAAGCAATTGTTGACGCTCGTCGCCGTGATAAGCTCGATTGGGTTCGCGACAGGATGTCAGACAACGGTGCCCCGGAAGCTGGACGCGACGAAGCAGATCATCCTGGGCAATGAACGAGGATTCGAGGATGCGTACAACGCGAGTCCCGAGGCCAAGACATTCGTCCAGTCGTTGTTACAAAAGATAATTTCCTACGAGTACGAGTTGGAGAAAGCTAGTTTGGAATGACGTTAGCCCAGGAAGACCATCTGGCTGAAATCCAGGAAACGATAGCAAAACAGGTCGATGCCAAGTACCGGGTTGGCCAGGCGGAACATGGCGGGGATTTGTGGGAGCGAGTGCCGTTGGTCGAGGATCTCATTGAGGAGGCGTTAGACCAGATGACCTATGCGCTGACGCTCAAGTCGCAGTTGGGCCGGGTGAAGAAGCTACTCGATGACGCGAGGAACGCGGCACCCGATAACCCGGTCTCCGCTCAGAAGCTAATCACCCGAGCGATGACTTACCTCTAGTTACCTCACAAGAAGTTTGCCAGTAAGCGATTTTGACGCGCCCAATTCGGGTGCGTTTTTTTACGCACTAAAATAAAACATCTCATGGCAGCGAAAAAACAAGGTTACAAGTCCCGACAGGACGAATCACTCGGTGCGCGGCGTGGTGCGCGTAAGAGTCTGAAACGAAGCGTATCAGCGTCCGGTCGGCGGGCGATGGCTTCCGGGCCGCGTAAAGCGGCAGGCGGCAAGAAGTACGGTCTGAACTCAAAGAAACGTTAACTCTCCCCGGGGGCATGACCACCGAGGAACAGTTCAACGCATTTTGTAATGACTTGGAGGCGTTACTCTCTCGATACCAGGAAGAGTTCGACTTGAACGATGCAACGCTGATCGGTGGGTTACAGATGTACTCCACGTTATTCGCGATCCAGTCGATGGGTTGGTGTTGCGAAGAGGAAGAAGAGGAGGAGGAAGAAGAGTTTTAAATGCGTAGTCGGGACAAACTAAACGCGGAAGTTTTACAGGATTTAGCGGATCGTTCGGTGTGGGATACGCGCCAGCGCATGTTCTACGAGATGCGCCATCACGGGTTGCGGCGGAAGAATAAACCGTGGCCCGGGGCATCAGACGTTCATTTTCCGCTGGTCGATACGACGATCAGCGAACTCAAACCGGCGTACTTCCAGCAGTTGTTTGCGACTGATCTGATAGCCCAGTTTGTTCCCACCTCACCCCAGGTAGCCGAGTTTACGACTGCCGCCGCTCAGTGGTTCGATCATCGGGTCAAGCAGCGGACGAACCTGGAAACCGAGGTGCTGAGTGCGGTGGATTCGATGCTGATGTGTGGCACCGGCATTCTGAAAGTCTTGTGGGATTACTCGTCGAAGCGTCTGAAGTATTACACCGTCGATCCCCAGCATTTCGTAGTACCGGCCTGGACGCGAGACATAGCAGACGCTGATCGTATTTGTCATATCAGCGTTTACTCGGTGGATGCCTACAAGCGGCAGAAACATCTCAAGCAGGACAAAGCGATCCTCGACCAGATCACCGGCAGCTACAACGAAGACGCCGGTGACATGAACACCGAGGCGGCGAAGTATGAGCGCGAAGGACTGACGTTCCCCGAGCAGGACAAGATCATCGTTTGGGAAGTGTACAATCGTTGCCCGGACACCGGTCAGTGGATCATCTGCACCTACTCCCCCACCTCCCCCGATCTCGATCTTCGTCCGCCGATGAAGATTCCGTACAACCACGGCAAACCACCGTTTATCGCGTTTAACTACGAGATCAAAGACCCGGGATTCTACTCGTCGCGAGGCGTGGTCGAACTGCAAGCGGTGTTCGAGGCCGAGCTTACGAAGCTGCAAAACGAGAAAATGGACTGCATGACGCTGTTCAATCGACCGTTATACCGGGCCGAGCGGGATATGCCTAACAGCGGCAACCTCCGCCTGACACCTGGCAGCATTTTACCGTATGGAATCCAGCCGGTGATGCACCAGGCACCTCCAATTTCGTTCGATACCCAGATGAATATCATGCGCGAGATAGCGCAGAACCGGGTATCTACCCCCGATTTCGGGTTGACCCAGACTTTACAGAACACCGAAAGACGCACTGCGACCGAAATCCAAGCGATTGGCGGCCTTTACCAGCAATCGAGCGATCTGAGGATGCGAATATTCCGCATAGCGTTGGGCAACCTGTACAGGATGAGTTGGTCGATCCTGCTGCAATACGACAAATCGAGCCTCAATTACTGGTACCTCGACACGGCGCAGGAGATCCCCCAGGAGGCATTGCATGAGCAGTACAACATTCAGCCCACCGGAAGTGCGGATGGGGTGAATAAACAGCTTTTAATGCAAAAAGCCATCACCCGGTTCCAGATGTTCGCGAATGACCCGTACATCGACCAAGGCCAACTGCGAAAGACGATCCTAGAGAGTGATGATGCGACTCTGGTCAAGCGACTCTACGTCGATCCGCAACTCACACAATCGACTCAAGCGGAGGATCAAGCCAACGAGATCACGTTCCTACGGTTAGGCTTCCCGGCGTTGGTGAAAGATTCAGACGATCATCTAATACACATCCAGACGGTGATGAGTTACATCACCAACCGAGCCGACACAGGCGCACCCCCGGAACCGGCGGAAGGACAATTTCTCGAACAACACATCGGCGAACATTTGGAGAAGCTGAAAGAAGCAGACCCGAAGACCGGGCGCCAGGTGGAGCAGGAACTAAAGAATTTATTCGCTCAAATGCAGGAAGCAGTTGCACAGCAAGCGGAACAACAAAATGTGGAATCGATTGAAGAACCGATGGCGGGCATGGAAGCAGTTCCGCCAGGTGTTGCAGTGGTCTGATCCTCCCGAGTGGAGCAACGGACATGCGGGACAGTTGCAGACATTCATGTCGGGCGAGGTGGGAGTTACGTTACGTTACCACTTACGGAACTTGCACATCCAGAATTGTGACCGGTTAATTTCATCCCCAGCGGACTTGGCGTACCACGCCGGTCATGCTGCCGGGTTCAAATCCGCGTTGGCAACGCTTGATGGGATGGCTTCGATACGGAGTCAACCCGAGGAGGAAGTGGTCGGGGTCACCGACGATTTGGAGTGGATGCGTAAAACCGCATAAGAATTTATGTCTAACGTAGTGGCAGAAAAACCAGTTGAGTTGGATGTCGAACGCGAGCAATTGCTAGAAGCATTGGCTGATGCCGATGCCTCCGCGTTCGATACTGCGAACATATCCCCGGTGCCGCAGGCCGAGGAACCCGACCAGGAGTCAGTTGAGACCGAAGACAAACCCAGTGAAGTAGAACCGGACAAACCGGTGGACGAGGAACCCGAGAAGACTGAAGACGAGGAGAAATCCCAGTCAAAGTATTCCCGGGCGAAAAAAACGCAGGAGCGGGCTAACAAGACCTGGCGTGACGCTAATGCCGAAAAAAATTCGGTAAAGAAAGAGCGGGCCGAGTTGGAAGCAGAGCGCAAAGCGTTTGAGTCGCAGCAGAGTGCATCCCGAGAGGAGATCACTCAACGGTCAGCGCAGAGTCGTTACTCACCCGAAGAATACGAGGCGATAGCCAAAGAGTTCGAGGATGAAGGCGATCACGCGAATGCCGAAGCGGCGACAAAAGCGGCGAAGCAGGCGCGTGAAGCGGTTGCCGAGCAGGACGCAAAATCGCAGCAGGCGAAGTTCGTAGCCAAGTGGGACAGCAACTGGAAAGCGGCGGCAGCCGAGCATGGGGACTTAAACGATCAGAACAGTGACCTGTTCAAAATGGTCGGTCGATTGCTTGAGCAGAAGCCGGTTCTGACGCAGTACCCCGAAGGCATAACGGACGCAGTCGAAGGCGCGACCATGTACCTCAAAGCCAACCGGTCAACGGCACTGGAAAAACAGGTCAGCGAACTTAAAAAGCAACTCGCTGAGTACGAAGAGAAAACACAACTGAACGGAACCCAACCCGGCGGAAACATCCTACAAGTTGAGTCGTTTGATAAGCTACCGGTCGATCAACAGAGATCGGAACTAATGAAAGCGATGCAGCAGGCGGATGAAACTGGGGGTGGCATGTTCGCAACAAATTAAATTAGGAACTAAAATATTATGGCAGGAACAACTCTAACGACTACCGGTTCGGCTACGGCAGGCCCACAGTCAACACTTCAATCATACTTCGACAAGAAGTTACTCGAACAAACGCTCAAGACAATTGTTCTTGATCAGTTTGCATTTAAGGCACCGTTACCCGGTAAAGCGGGCGCGAAGACGATTAGGTTTTTCCGTTACCCGGAATCAGCTACAACCGATGTTGCTACGCTTACCGAAGGCACGGCAATTGCAACGGGTGCGTCAAAGCAATTGAGCATGGAAACGGTTGACGTTACGCTCGCTCAGTACGGGCAGATCGTGACGATCAGTGATCTGTTAAGCGCAGTCGAATTGTTTAACACAATGGAGCAGGCAACCGTCCAGAACGGACAGGACGCAGCACTGAAAGTTGATGAGTTGCTACGGAACATCCTGGGCAATTCGGCAGCATTGCAACTGCGTTACGCAGGTGCGGCGACAAACTACGCGACAGTCGGTGGAACCGATGACGCGATGACTGCGCTCGACATCCTGGATGCGGCTACCAATCTACGAGTGAACAACGCTCGTCCGAGTGGTGGTTATTTCACGGCAGTCATGGCACCGGAAATCGCTCGCGACCTAATGAACGACGATGATTGGTTGGAAGCCAGCAAGTATGGCAGCCCGGATCAATTGTTCAGAGGCGAGGTTGGTCGGTATATGGGAGTTCGCGTGGTTTCGACCACCAATCCGTACCGTCAGAACACCCAGCACACCTACAATGCTGCCGGTACCCGGTACTCGACATTCGTCGTTGGCGACCAGGCATACGGAGGCGTGAACTTGGCAACGATGAGTGCTTACTCACCGAAGATGATCATCTCGCAAGGAGCGGACAAGTCCGATCCGTTAGCGCAGTTGACCACGGTCGGATTCAAGTTCTACTACGGGGGCGCGATTATCAACGCGAACCACGCAGTGAACATCTACTCGGTCACGAACTACAGCTAATCACTAGCCCGGGGGGTTAATAGCCTCCCGGGCGTTTAATTATGCCAAAAGTAGATATTCCAATTTCCGCACTACAAGTGGCGGATGAAGACGGTTCCATGATTGTCCCGGCAGTCGGTGATGCGGTGAGCTTCACTGTCGAAGGTGCGGTTGAATCGCTGGGCGACGAGTATGCCGTTGTTGGTATGGAGTCGGTCAACGGTGAACCCGCCTATGCCGAGGAGGTTGTGGACGAGGCAGCGGCAATCGAAGCACCCAGTCGGGATGATTTGATTGCCGAAATGGAAGCAATCGACGCGGCAGAAGGATTATAAAAAATTATGAGTACAAGAATAATTGGGAACCCAAGACAAGGACGGCGCGTTGCCAGCAATGCGACTGGGGCGGGAACGGTAAAAGCGGTTGAGTTTAAAGCACCGATTGGTGACGGCACAACTGCTGATTCGGCAACACCGTTTCTGAAGTTTACAGGAACGCAAGACACATCGGAGGACGGTTCAAACAATATGTCGAGCGCGAACGTCACCACTGGAGTCACTCCGGTTGGGGTGTTGGTTGAGACTGAAGGAGACAGGTATTGGTTGGCTTTGTATCCGTTGAGTTAATGCCGCTGTTTGACTTCGAGAATCGCGAGACCGGGGAGGTGCGAGAGATCCAATCCTCCCCGGATCTCGATAATTTTAAGGACGAGTCGGGCACCTGGCTCAAGTTGGAGGTGCAACCGGGTTTCGCGATTGGTGGTCAGCGTTCGTTTCCGACCCAGGCGGAGACGATCAAGCGCGGCTATTACAAACAGGAGCAATCCGGGTGGCGCAGTGAGTACAGTAAGAACAAAGTTAAAAAAGCGTGGGGGTTATAAATTATGGCAAGACAAAATGATACACTAGCAAATTTTGCGGCATCGACCAACGAGGAGTTGTCGGTCACAACCGGGAACTCGGTTCCGAGCAACACCTCGTTGAAGACCGAGGCCGCCCCGGCGTTTTTGCTTTTGCAGAACGTGGGAACCGTCCCGGTCTTTTATCGACTGACGGCAGATGCTGACACCGCGACATGCACAACTGCGAGTGGCAACTATACCGGCATCCTGGCGGCGGGAGACGCTGATGAGGATGGCACGGGTGGCGTGATGACGCTCGCCGGGTACACGGGCGGTTTGGCGTTTACCACTGGTAGTGGCACCGGCAAAGTGAACATTGCATACTCGGGCAGACTAGGAGATTAACCGATGGGAATAGTCAATTACACATACAACCGCTCGACAAGCGGCGGTGAGATCATAACGCATCTGATTAACTCAACCGATGGCACGGGTCTGCACTTCGATGGAAGTGCTGGCAGCATCGACATTGCATCGCCGCCGGACTTGGGAACGAAGTTCAGTTTCGAGTTCATTGTTCAAGCGGATTCGTGGGGCAGTACCCAATACCTATCAGACTTTGGGCCAACTGCCGGGGCGGGGAGGCTTTCGTTGGCCTCGTTTAGTGCCGAATCTTACAACTTGGCCATATACGATACGGGCTACCATAGTTTCGGCGTTGCGGTGCTGGATGACTTAAAAGTTCATCACCTCGTTGTCACAATTGACGGCACGGCAGCGATTCTTTACGACAACGGCAACCAAGTCGGCACGACAACAATTGTCGCCCCAACAATTGATTCAGCCGCGGATGCAACCTTGGGGAGCTACGTTGCGGGTGGCTCAAATTGGGACGGAACTTTCTACCGCGCCCGATTCTTCAACCGCACGTTGTCAGCGAGTGATGTAACCACACTTTTCGAGAAAGCTGACGTAAGTTTTGCCGACCAGTATGGGAGTCAGACCGAGAAGGTCGTTAATGGTGCTTTCGCTGCCGATACAGATTGGACAAAAGGCACGGGTTGGACAATCGGAAGCGGAGTCGCAACCCACGCCGCTGGATCGGCAAGTTATTTGTCCCAAACGATTGCGACTCTAAAGGCGGGAGCGACATATCGCGTTACGTTTACGATTAGTGGCGCAACAGCGGGAGAACTGCGGCCAGAAGTGGGCGGCACGGCTGGAAGTTTTATCGGCACAAACGCAACTCACACCGAGGACATTGTTTGCGGTTCAAGTACCACTTTTCAATTTTACGGCCACACGGCATTTGCTGGCAGCATCGACAATGTGCAAGTCGTTCAGCTTGGCTGCGTCAGCGACTACGACCTAGCGTTCGCAAACCCGACCCAATCGTTGATGGTTCAGGATCGAGCTGGTGCGGCAGACGGCACTTCGTCTGCAACGGGTGTGGTGCAAGTCACGCCGATTGAGCAGTTGAACAGCAAGTCGGCTCGCATAGGAACGACTGCTGCGACACCGGCTGATGGTGATTTGTTGGTGAGTGGCAATGCGGGAATCGGCGCAGACACGAATTTCACTTACTCCAAGTTGGAAGTTAAAGCCGCGACCGATGCCACCGGCTTTGGCATAACATCTGACAACACGCAACCGTTGGCAAGAAACTGGGGCTTCATTACGAATAATAGTGCTTGGGGTAGTCTCGACATAATGTATTCAAGTGCGAGAAACACTACCCCATACAACACTTCCGCCGTCTCCATCTCCTCGGCTGGACTCGTGGATGTTAAAGCCGGTTTGCGAATCTCAACGGCTGGCCAAGAACTGCAATGGGTTGCGGGGCAAACGAAGATAACTGGCGCGACCAGTTATATGATTTTCGATGTCAATTCCGCTGAACGGCTCCGGATTGATACAAACGGCCAGCTCGGCCTCGGC